GTTTAGATAATGGCTAAGTTAACCGTTGCTGATGAGTTGGAGCAAAAGCGTTCAGAAGAAGCTTTTGATAAGGCTGATGCCCGCTTAAATCAGCGCTTTCTTGCGCGTAGGTTAACTAAGGAAATAGCAGAATCTGAGGCAAAGCATAAGGAAGCCGCAGAGAAAAGGCAGGCGGCAAAAGAGGCAAAAGAACGTAAAGCTGACCCGTTGTACGACGAACGTAAAGCGGCTCGGGCAGAAGCGGAAAAAGGTGCTGTTACTAAGATGGTGGGCGGGGTAAAAGTTACGGAATACCCGTCAGTTGATCCGGTCGAGCGGCGACCTACAGCGCAGTCCTTTGGTGGACGTGGTGGCGGTGGCGGTGGCGGTGCAGGTAGTTTGCTGCGGGAGATGAACCCGCAAAAACTGTACAAAAAAGGCGGTATGGTTTCTGCATCCAAGCGTGCCGATGGTATAGCCCAGCGCGGTAAAACTCGTGGAAGGGTGGTTTAAATGGCAGTCACAACCTCAACGACGGATTTCAACCCGACCCTCAACGATATATTCGAAGAGGCGTTTGAGCGTTGCGGCAGAGAGATGCGTACTGGTTACGACTTTCGTACTGCGCGGCGCAGCCTGAACTTACTTATTGCCGAGTGGGCAAATCGTGGTATCAACCTGTGGACGATTGAGCAGGGTTCGATTAACTTGGTGCAAGGACAGACTACCTATGATCTACCTAATGATACCGTTGATCTTTTGGAACATGTTATTCGCACTAATTCCGGACAGGTTTCTAACCAGACTGACCTGAGCATAACGCGAATTAGCGTTTCTACCTACGCAACTATCCCTAACAAGCTGACACAGGGCCGACCCATTCAGGTGTGGATTAATAGGCAGTCGGGACAGACAACTAACTTGCCGGGCGCAACTCCTGCGTATCCGCAGATTAATGTCTGGCCTGCCCCCGATCAAGGTCAAGTAGGCAACCCCTACTACGTGTTTTATTACTGGCGGTTAAAGCGTATCTATGATGCGGGTAACGGTGTGAATGTGCCGGATATTCCGTTCCGCTTCCAAAACTGCCTGATAGCGGGGCTGTCGTATATGCTAGGCATGAAACTGCCTGATGTATCGCTTGATCGTATTACACTGTTGAAAGCGCAGTACGATGAGGCATGGGAGTTAGCTGCTGGTGAAGACCGGGAGAAAGCAGCTGATCGGTTTGTACCGCGTCAGCAGTTTATCTAATTATGGGCAATAGGTTTTCATCCGGCAAAAATGCGATCTCGGAATGTGATCGTTGCGGGTTTCGTTACAAACTGAAGCAGTTACGCAGCTTGGTTATTAAGACCAAGAACGTTAACATAATGGTGTGCCCGACTTGCTGGGAACCAGACCATCCGCAGTTGCAGTTAGGTATGTATCCGGTAGACGATCCGCAGGCAGTACGCAATCCACGCCCGGATAAAAGTTATACCCAAGCAGGCTATACAGGGCTTCAGCTTACATCGGTGCCTAGTATCAACGTCGATTCGGATGGCGTGCCTAGTGAAGGAAGTAGGCTCATTCAGTGGGGGTGGGCACCAGTGGGGATGGGGGATGACGGTGGCGTCACCCCGAACGCGCTGATACCCACAGTGTATGTTGGTACGGTAACTGTAACTATTACGTAGGAGTAATTATGGATAGCATGAAGAAAGTAGCCAAAGCTGAGGTCAAAGCGCACGAGAAGCGCATGCACAAGATGGCAAAAGGTGGCGTGACCGGTGAAGCTATGAAAAAGATGGGTCGTAACATGGCGCGTGCTATGAACCAGCGCGGCGGTGGACGGGGCCGATAATGGCTAAATTTTCACAAAAGCAGGGCGGCAAAGAAGTAGGCCAAGCTGCGGTTTACGCGGAGCCACATACTATGGACGCTAAAAAAGTAAAACCTCAGGTGCCAGAAAAGACTGGCGCTGCTTGCATGAACGAGATGAACATCTCGGTGGGTAGCATGAGCAAAGGTAACTATCCAGAGGCAAAGACTTCCGGGATCAAGATTCGTGGTACCGGCGCAGCAACTAAGGGAACAATGGCTCGTGGCCCGATGGGGTAATAATGAACTACAGCGAACTGAAGGCAACAATTCAGGACTACTGCGAGAATACATTTACTGATCCGCAGCTAGCCACTTTTACGGAGCAAGCCGAGCAAAAGATATACAACTCGGTGCAGATTTCTGCGCTTCGCAAAAACGCCACTAGCAATTGCACGATAGGTAATAACTATATCTCTGCACCGCAGGACTATTTGTCTGTCTTCTCTTTTGCTGTTATCGATCCCGTACACGGGTACAAGTACTTGCTAAACAAAGATGTGAACTACATTCGTGAAGCGTACCCTTCTCCCGCAGATACTGGCCTCCCGCTGTACTACGCATTCTTTGACCAGAACACTTTCATTATCGGGCCTACTCCTGATGCGGGCTACGAAGTCGAGCTGCATTACTTCTACTATCCGGAGTCTATTGTTACCGCAGGTAATACATGGCTAGGTGATGAGTTTGATTCTGCGTTGCTGAACGCGGCGTTGGTCGAAGCAATCACCTTTATGAAGGGTGAAGAAGATTTGGTGAAGTTATACCTTGAACGATATAACGCCGCTATGGAACTGCTGAAAAACCTCGGGGATGCCAAGCAGCGTATGGATGCGTACAGAGACGGGCAACTTCGGTTGCCTGTGCGATAGAGGAATTAAATGGCGATTTCGCAGACAGCGTGCACAAGTTTTAAACAAGAGTTGGCGCAGGGTGTACACAACTTCGGCCCCACGTCGCCTGATGTTTTTAAACTTGCGCTGTACACCGGCTTGGCTAACCTCAACGCAAACACTACAGTATATGTGCTTGCGGATGAAGTTTCAGGTACGGGGTATACGCCGGGTGGAAATACGCTAACTATTTCGCAAGCACCGATTGTTGACTCAACTTTTGGGGTGGCGTACTGGTCGTTTGCAAATACATCGTGGCCTGCATCGAGTTTTACGGCTCGCGGTGCTTTGATCTATAACAGCAGCAAAGGTAACAAAGCAGTAGCAGTGCTGGATTTTGGATCGGACAAAACATCGAACAATTCTACGTTCAATGTTCAGTTCCCGGTTGTAGCCGCTAACACAGCTATATTGAGGATCAAATGATAGGACATCCTGCTGACATTTCAGTAAACCAGCCCGTGGTACATATAGTTAACAACCGGGGCTTTAACCCTGAAGAGTTAGCAGATTTTGCAGTAGATAAAATTATATCGATAGCAGATACAGCGGCCCCGGAGATCAAAGCACAGGCAGAAGCATTTAAGAACCACATGCGTAGCGTAATAAGGTTTTACCTTACAGCGGCGGTGCAGAGTGACCGGACTACGATAAGTAATAGGTTAAGAGAGATGGGGCACCAAGAGGTCGCTTCCGTTATCAGGAGTATTTAAATGGCTATCACTCAAGGCGTATCTAACAGCTTCAAGCAAGAACTCTTTCTTGGGGTACATGATTTCCGGGCTACCGGGGGTGATACGTTTAAATTTGCGTTGTATACCTCGGCTGCAAACATCGGCCCTACCACCACTGCATATACCATTTCAGGTGAGTCGGTAGGGCTTAACTACCCGCCGGGTGGTGCTACGCTTACTAGTCTGGGTACGTTCTTATCCGGTAGCACATCGTTCATTGATTTTCAGGATTTTATTTTTACCAATGTAACGGTGACTGCACGTGGGGCGATGATCTACAACACGACCCCTTCGGCGCAGAGCAACGCAAACACGCCGTTGACCAACCCATCCGTGTGTATTTTTGACTTTGGGGGTGATAAGCAGGCTATTGCTGGAGATATGAATGTTATCTTCCCGGCTCCTACTGCTACCTCCGCACTTATAAGGATCACATAATGGCCCTCGTCGTTGCGGATCGCGTACAGGAAACTAGCTCCACTTCGGGGCTATTCGACTTTACCCTAGACGGTGCAACGTCTGGCTATCAGTCGTTTAATACCGGTAGAGGTGTATCAAACACCACTTACTATTGCGCGTACAACTCCAACCTTACTTTGAATGAATGGGAAGTGGGGGTAGCTACACTGTCTACTTCTAGTCTTTTGGCGCGTACGACGGTGCTGGATAGTTCAGCAGGTGGGGCTAAGGTAAATTTTTCAGCCGGGGTGAAATTAGTATTCTGTACTTACCCGGCAGAACGTGCGGTATATAAAGATGCGGCAAACATACCGCCGTATGAGACAGATAACGAAGCGGTGGCTATCGCCATTGTGATGGGGTAAATCATGGCAACTACGTTTAAAAATTATCTTACGTCTAACGTTGGCACAGTAGCTACCACTGTAGCAACCGGTGGCTCTAACCAAACTTCGGTTTATAGCTTGTCGTTAGCAAATATTAAGACGCCTGCGGCTACCGTAACAGCAAGTGTTACCCTGACTTCCGGGCCGACCACTGTGCATCTTTGTAAGGATATCCCTATCCCGGCGGGTAGCGCTGCGTTGGTGGTAGGCGCTCCGCAGAAGATTGCGCTGGAAAACGGCGACATTATCCAAGTTACTGCGTCAGTTGCCGCAGCTGTTGACGTACTAGTTTCTACCGTTGAACTGAATTAAGGTGTAGCCATGGCAAACTATATTGGAAAAGAACCTACCCCAGTACCGCTTTCAACTGCGGACTATCAGGATGGCTCAATCACAGGTGTCAAGCTCGCACCTAACGCAGCATCAACCAACTTGGGTTTCGTACCGTTTGATCCTGCAACAGGCGGCACAATTAACGGGGCAACTAACTTTGCGGGTAACGTTGGTATTAATGGCGTTACAACAGTAGAGGATTTGGTTGTTAACAATCCGGCGGATTTTAACGACACACTTAATGTTGATGGCGCGGCTACGTTTGGCAATACAGTGCTGTTGGATGCTGACCCCACTTTGCCGCTACAAGCTGCCACTAAGCAGTACGTAGATAACAACTTTCAGCTATCTACTGGTTTAGCAGGGCAAACCTTAACTTCGGCAGGAGTTGCGCTGACCAACGCTTCGGCGCGAATGATTGAGTACACTACGGTCGATGAGTTTGCCACTATCACCCTACCTAACGCCACTACCTTGACTGTAGCTAATGGTAAGTTTGTATTTCACAACGATGGCGCTAACCCGATTGGCGTATATGACTTTACCGGTAGATTAATTGGTGCTATTGGCCCGTCTTCTACAGCCACTTTGTATCTGTACGATATAACTACTTCGGCAGGTAGCTGGAGTATTGTTGGGTCTGATGTTCGTCCATTCTTCGTTAACAACACTGCTTATCTACCGGCGGGAGTAACAGCCGCAAACAGTACATTAGCCGCTACTGACTTCGCTACTGTGATAAAGATGAGCGCTAACGTATACGTTGTTATTGCAAGAGATACTACAGCGGCCAACAACGAAACTTACGCGCACGTAATTGATACAAGTACTAAGCCCGCCACAGTGGGGGCAAGAACAGTTGTTGGCCCGCTAAGCTCGTCTGGTGTAGGCGCTACGGCTACTGTGGCTTTTGCGTACCCGATCAACGCTACAAATTTGTTTGTAGGTAACGGATTTAGTGCGTCTGCATTTGCGACTCTTACGCTCGTCGGTACTACTATAACCGTATCCGCTGCTATCAATATTGGTATGGCGGCTAGCCCATTTCTTACTAACAATAGTTCTAACTCTGAGTTGCAAGCGATTATACCGTTGCATGTTACAACTGTAGGCGGTGTCAATTACGCAGATATATTTGTAGCAGCTATTGCAACGGCAGGTGCCGTGCCAAACTTTTTCGTGTTTAAATTTAACACTACTATTACACCTACGCCTGCATTTAGCCCTGCTGCCGCTGTCATTAACGGCACAGTCGCAGCAGCTACCGGCGGTACAGGCGCTTTTGATATGCGGGCTATTACTTACGATGCAGGCACAGGTGTGGGGTCAGTTGGGTGCGTGCATGGAACCGCAGCGGCGGCACCTTTTGGATTAGTGTTTAACAAGATTGTCGTTACAAAAAACGCCCCAGCACTAGCACCGACGTTTACTGTGTCTTCCGCTACCATAGCGGGCACAATGCCCGGCCAATTAAACTTTGGATGGGCACCTAACTACGCATCTCCTAACGAAGGTTGTGTTTTTTACTACCAGAATACGAGCCTTATTCCAGCGTATACCCTTGTATCAGGGTTGTTGCCCGCTAACACTTTTGCGTCAAGCGCAATTGTCCCTGTTGCTGCCTCTCCGGCGGGTGTAGCAGGGGGTTTCTCGCGCCAGCCTTCAACTGGTGGTGTTGCGACGGGTCTAATTGGTAACTCTCGCGGCTTGTTGTTTGATTACTGGCGTAACGGGTCATGGCGTGCGTATGTCATGACAGCTACAGGAACTGGCTTTGTCAAAATCGTTAGTACTGGCGCTCTTACATCTAACCAATTTTTGGCCGATATTGCTGTGCCTGAAGGCGCTAACACAGCGGTGTCTAGTATGGCGCTAATTGGAACGCCTTCTGCCAGAGACTTATATTACGTACCAGATACGACTGCTTACACGCCTCCTGCGGTTGCTATTTTGTGTTCGTCTGCGCCTACCCCTGCGGCGGGTGCTAACGGCGGCGCTAAGATTTATGTATGCGTAGAAAACCCGGGTAATCAAAAAATTGATTACAAAGACACGTTTGCACCGTCAACTTTTGTTATTCGTGACTCGACGCCTACGTTAATTGGCTATCAGCAGTTGTCTACGCTTAACGGTTTCTTCATGGTACCGGCGGGTGTAGCTACGGCCACTACCACTACGCAGTCTGGTTTTAATACATGGGCTGCGTTTAAGCTTAATAGCGACGGTAGCTTGGCATACTATGGCAACTGGCCTTTACCAATGAAAGTAGTCAACGAACTGTGTTTTAACACTCAGTTTGTTCGCCAAAACACTGAAATTGTTACGGTAAATAACGCTACGGGCTTTAACCTCACGCAGTCTGTTGCTCAGCGTGAGTTTGTTCGTATCGATACTGTGTTTGAATAACTATGGCTTTTTCCGACTCGTCATTTTCCGCTGCCTCGTTTTCGGGGCAGGTTAACACTGCTAACTATATTTCGTTAGCAAGTTTTGGTTTACTTACGAGTCTTGGCTATACACAAATTACTACCGCGTTAAATGTTAACGTCACGGTAGACCCAGCTAGTTTGCAATTAATAATGTCTTACAACCCGAAACCACCATGGGTTGATGTAGATGATGAAGCCATTAACGTGTGGACTCCTGTTGCTACGTAGGTAAATTATGCCTGATTTCTCGCCTAATCTAAGACTCACCATAATGCAAACTGGTGAGTACACCAACCAATGGGGTGTCATCACTAACGCAAACCTGCAAACAGTATTGGAGCAGGCGATTGCTGGCGCAGTTGCCGTAAACATCCCTGATGCTGATGTAACACTTACTGTTGCCGATGGTACGCCAGACCAAGCCAGAAGCATGGGGCTTCTTTTTACGGGGGCACTTACGCAGACGCGTGTTGTATACGCACCTGAAGTAACTAAGCTTTATGTACTAGTTAACAATACTACCGGAGGGCAAGGAGTAACTATATCCACCGCTAATAGTGCGGAGACAGTTACAGTACCAAACGGTAAAAGCACCATAGTGTATTGTGATGGTGTAGATTTTTACGTTGCTACGCAGTACATCGATAACCTTGAAGTTGACACAATTAAGCTAAACAGCTTGGTTAATCCACTCCCGGTTACCAGCGGCGGTACAGGTGCTAACAACGCTGCTTCTGCAAGACTCAATCTAGGCGCGGCGGCTTCCGGCCCTAACAGTGATATCACTGCTATCACTGGATTGGCAGTACCCCTTTCGGTATCACAAGGTGGCACGGGTGCCACTATCCCTAGCACGGCTCGGGCTAACCTTGGGGCTGCTGGCTCCGGTAACAACAACGACATTACTCAGCTATCCGGCCTAACCACAGACATAACGTTAGCTCAGGGTGGCACCAACGCCAGCCTTACAGCTATTAACGGTGGTGTAGTTTATTCCGGCGCGACTGCGATGGCGATCACCCCTGCGGGGGTAGCAGGTCAGGTCTTTTCTTCTGCTGGCGCTACTGCCCCTGTGTGGACGGATTTGCTAGCCGCCATTCCGTTTATTATTGACGGTGGTGGCTTAGTGCTACTAACCGGTTCACAAGGGTACTTGCAGGTGCCGTTTTCTTGTGAAATTACTTCTGTATCAATGCTTGCGGATCAGGTAGGGTCTGTTCAGGTAGGTATAGCTAAGGGTACTTACGGTGGTTTTCCCACGGTTACTAGTATTGTGGGCGCTACCCCTCCGGAGATTGTAGCGGGCGTAAAAGCTATCGATACCCTCTTAGTTGGGTGGACTAGAAACATCACTGCCGGAGACATACTTCAATTCAGTATCAATAGCATTGCTACCATCACACGCCTTACTATCACATTGAACGTAAAACGGACTTGATATGGCACTGTACTACTGGGTAGGCGGCAACGGAACTTGGGACGGGTCTAGCACTACTAATTGGTCGTTAACTAGTGGCGGTGCTGGTGGAGCAGGTGTACCTACTACTGGTGATGATGTTCAATTTAATACTGCTAGCGGCACCAACTTTACCGTAAGTTTTAACGGTAGTGGGGCAGTTTGTAGAAACATTAATATACTAGCCACTACTTCGGTCACTTTTGGTATTACTCTTGGGTACGGGCCTACTATCTATGGTAATGCGTCTCTTCTTTCCGCCGCTGGAAGTGGGGGGTACTTTTATTTTGCGGCTACAGGTGCAGCTACTATAAACGTAGCAGCGCATACTAATATTTCTTATCTAGGGTTTAGTAGCACTGGCACCTATACGTTGACAGGTAACATAGTTTTCAATACTGCTTTAGGGTCAACCCTAGACTTAAATGATACGTGTACGCTCAATACAAGCACTTTTACCATAACAGGTTGGCTTGCTATTTCAGCTAACGGCAGTACTACGTTTAACGCCGCTGCCGCAATATCTACAACGACTACTCTTGCTTCAGGCTATTTTAGAGTACGAGACAATGCTACGCTAAATCTAACGGCTAATATAACCGGCAGTTCAGGTTTTATTGATTTGATTTTGCAAAGCACTAACACGGCGTCATTAGGGGCGAGTGTTATAAGTGTAAGAAGCGCTGATATATCAAGCAAAATAACTACTAGCGCAGGGCAAACCATAAACGTGCGAGACACCTTTACGTTAGGTGACCCGGGCACTACGCTTACCCAAACTTTTCGCACAATTAACTTTACCGCAGGTGGAACTTCTCCCACTGCGTCATTGGTGGCATCTAGCGGTGGAGCGCTATCAATCACGGCCATAACTGCCGCAGCAGGGGTCACACCTTTTATAACGCTTAGTGGTAATGCAACGGCAAACGTTACGTTAACTACAATTACTAGTGGTGTTACTGCGGCGGTAGATAACGTATCCGGCGTTTCAATACTTGGCTCTAACTACACAGTATCAGGGGCGAACTGGACTGTAGGAACTGTCAACAACGGTGCTACTAGCTTAACTTTAAGCGGGACAATCACGCTAAATAGTGATGGCTCGGTTGGAACCTCAGGCTTTGCATATTACGATGGCGGGGTAACAACCAGCGTAGGTGCCATAACGGCTACCCGCATAACAGGCGGGGGTGGTGCTATATACACCGCAGGCTCGGGAGCGTTTACTGTTACAGGTACAACTAACACTACAGGTAGAATTAATGCCTATAGAAGTACTAGCTCTAATGTTTCGTTCGGAACAACAACAGCTTTTTCTTTTGTCACCGCTGGAGCTGGTGCTGGCGCACGTATAAACGTTCTTACTATAGGGGCGCTTACACTTTCAGGAGCAGATGGTGGTGGTGGGCAACCAGCGCTACTTTGTGATGCAGAAACTGTTTCACTTAGCTCTGCTAATTTAACTGCAAACATAACGACAAACTACGCAGTTTCGTTGGTTGCGTACTCCGGAAGCGTAACAGCATCCGGTACCATAACCGCCGGAGCCGTAAACAATAGAGGTGGGGTATACGCTTTTTCGACTACATCAACATCCTTAGCCGCCGTTAATGCTTCAATTTTAACTATAGACGCGGGTACATCCGCAGCGCACGGTTTATTTACTGCAACATACCCTACTACTTACGGGGCGGGAAATCCTATTGGAACTCCTGTTGCTAGTGTGGCGTCTACTAACGCTAACATTTCGTGTGGTGGCATAGACGCGCAATATGACAATTTTCAGCTTGACTCGGGTAGTATGTTTGCAGACTACGAAGTCCGAGGTTCTACAGGTAACGTAACTTTTTCTGGCGCGGTCACTTTAGGCACAGCAACGTATAGAAAAGGTTTGCGCGTAAGGTCTAAGGGTACATCGTCTTTTGCGGCTATAACAGCATCTTGGGTAGATTTTACTAGCCCCGGTAACCTTACTGCGTCTGGCACTATTACGTTATCTAGCACTGTTAATGCTAATTCAAATTCTTTTTATCTAAATATAGGCGCAGGAAGTACTGCTACATTTAACGCCGCTACTACTGCGCTGTCTATGACTGGCGTTACAGCGGCTCCTTTTTTACAAATTGAGGGTGACGGTAACGTTGCATTTACCACTGCGGTTGCTACAACTGCGGGGGTGATAACGTTTACTTTAGCCAACACAGGTACAACCTCATTTGCAAGCGCCATATCCGTAGCGGGATTGTACATAACCTATCCTGCTTGTACGTTTAGCGGCACAACTACTGCTAGATATATAGAGATATCTCCCGGCTCTGGTATAACTACTACAAATACTTTTGTAGGTGCTACTACTGTGACAGCGGGTGGGGCGTTTGATGGAGGAGTTAGGCTCAATAACCCAGCTTATTCGTCCCCCTTTGCAAACGTTAGTTTTGCCGCGCTAAGTTGTGTGTATATATCAACGGGCGGGCTTCCGTTTGTGCCTCAAAGATACGGCAACATTACGATTGGCGCTCTTACTGTGTCTGGGGCTGTCCCTAGCAATAGCCGTTCAATTATTTTGTACAGCTCTGGCAATGTAACTATTGCGTCTATAAATGTAACTTTATCGTGGGTTACATCCGCGAATGATGTACTTATTGACGCCATAGGTAACATAGCTATTGCAGGGGCTGTAGATATTGGCCCTGCCGGAGGTAAAGGTGGTTTGGTACTAACTTCTAGTACAGGCTCGGCATCACACGGCGCATGTACTGCTAATCAGATCACAATAAATGCGGTTACCACCGTATCTCAGGGTGCTATAACTCTTACAACGCCGCTTGGCTCTCCTTACGGAGATGTAATTTCTGTTACAACGGGCGGGAATGTAACTACCGGCGCAATAACTGCGGACTTTAGTCTTGATACCACTAGCAACTATCGATATGCGTTTTACCAAACAACATCTGGTGGAGCTATTGCATTTGGCGGCACGGTATCGCTAGGTACTACCACGTACCGCAAGGGTTTAATTGCTACAGTTTCTGGCGGCTCCGGTGCCATTTCGTACGCTGCGACTAACGTATCGTTTATTAACTTAACCACCCCCGGTAATATAACCGGTACCGGTACAGTTACACTGTCTTGTGCTGATGCAATTACTGCTGTCTCTTACCAATTTTTGTTAGATGTAGGCGGCACAGCTACTAATACTGCGGCGACTACAGCGGTGTCTACTACGGGTATACCTCAACCGTTCTTTGCTGTATTTAGGGTACAAGGAACTGGTAACGCCTCTTTTACAAATCAGATTACCGGTAATCTAGGCGGCATAGACTACCAATTCGTAAATGGCGGAACAATATCTTGCGCAGCAGTTACCGGATACACTTTTATAGTTAACAACGGCGGAAACGCCACATTTGGCGCAGTTACTGGCACCGACTTTGAGTCATATAACGCTGGCACGCTAACTACAGGCGCTATTACTATGAGTGCCGCTGTGTTAGGTAGTGGTGATGTTTACATAGCTAGTACTGGCACTGCTACTTTAAATGGTGCACTTTCATGCGTTACGTTCTATCGCAATCAAGGCAACCTTACGCTTGGTGCGTTTACTTATGCGGCAACGCAACTTTTTGAAATAGACCCCGGCTATACGCTAGTACCTAGCACTTCTACGGTTTCAGTAGGTAATGCCTCTGCGCTTAATCCTATATTCTCGCATGGCGGCTATACTTACAACGCGGTAAACATGACTGGGCGGTTAGGCTATGTAGGCTACAACGTACCGGGGGTGGGGGCAACATCAGCTACCTTTGCATACACAGGAGTTGCTGACCCTCATGCGCGTGCAATTTTCTACGGCAACTTTACTGTTACTGGTACTGGGGCTGGGGCGTTGTCACTTATCGGTAATTCGCTAGTTAACCGTCTTTCAGTTGAATCGTATACAGCAGGTACGCCAATAACACTAAGCTGCGGAAACACTCGCGTTCGCACTAATGTTGACTTCACCGACATTAACGGTGCGGGAGGTACATTACCATGGGCAGCGGGCACATCTACGGGCGATTGCGGGGGTAATACAAATATTGATTTCACTCCCGCACAGCCGCGCACTGCGATAGCTTCAGGGAACTGGGACAACACAGCTACGTGGTCAGGTGGCATTTTACCGCTAGGCCAAGACCCTGTGACCATTAGCTCCGCTGTTACGCTCACTGTTAACAACAGACGCGTGTTAGGTAACAGCATTGATATGACGGGTAGCAGCGCTACGATTAGCTTTGCAGGTAACACTTACCCATATGCACTTGTATGTGGGGCGGTAACTATACCTTCTACAGTAACAATCAATGGGCCGGGGTTTGGTACTAGGCTAATTTTATCTACGCGAACAAACAGGGTTTATACGTATGCTGCTAGCACAAGCTCTGATGTAACACTGGCCTTGTACGCGCCAAATACAATTGTTACCCAGCTTGGTGCGCTATCGGCTTCTATATTTGCCATTGACGCAGGTACATGGAATACACAAACCGGTGGAAATGTTCCGGACTATCCTATTACTGCAAACGATATAGAAATTGCATTTCCGTATTCTATTGGTGCTTACGGAGTTGATCCAATTACTTATGGTATGGCTCCACAGTACGCTGGAATAACACGGTTAAAATGCAACAGCAGCGAGATAACGTATAGATTTTCTTTTTATACTGCCGATAGCGCATCGTTAGAAGCAAATACTTCTACAATAAAAGGTAGCCCTCTCACAAGTTCGTTTGCGGGCCTTAGGCACGATGGTTCCGGAAGTTTTTATAACATAGCTGTAGAAGCTACTAACGTTGCTTCGGGAGTACTACTTTATAACGATATTACCGTAACTAATTCTATTGTCGTTCCTACTACATCTACGCAGCCTACACTATTAAAAAGTAACAACGCCGCAGTACAACGAGCTATAAATATGACGGGTGCTACGACACCTATGGTCATTAACACGCCTAAGTTTATCCGCTTTGAAGATTTAAATATTACGCTTACCCCACAGGTAACTACTACGCAGGCAAAATACAAAGATGTAACTATCACAGGTACAACACTACGCGCATACGGCCTTGCTAATCTAGGCAACAATGTAAATATTGATTTTGTGTCCGCGCTAAAAACAGTGGTGTATTCGGCTATCAACGCCACGTACACTGTGCCTAACATCACAGAGTTACTAATTACTGTAGTTGGTGGAGGCGGACAAGGCGGTAAAGCGTCTACAGCAAATACAACAGCTGGTGGTGGGGGTGGTGGCGGTGTCGCCGTATATGAAGCTTTTTCAGGAATTACACCGGGCAGCACTATATATGTTAACGCCGCAGCGCCAACAGGGCCAAAAACTACCGCTGGAACCGGTAATGCGGGTGGGCCTTCGTGGGTGAATTTTACAAGTAATACCGCGCCGCTTAGCTCATCCCAAGGTGCACGGGCGAATGGCGGTAATGGTGGTACAGCGGCGGGCACAGGTGGTACAGGTGGTACAGGTGTTTACGGCGCACAACTATATACTGGCGGTGCGGCGTCTCGTGGTGGCGGCACTGCAAATTTTAGTGGCACAGGTTACGCAGGTAACGTACGTGGCGGTGCGGGTACGTTCTCGGCGTCTATCGGTAACAACGGCGGTGCGGGTCTTTCGGGTTTCGGGGGTACGGGCGGCACTAGCAGTGCTAGAACTCCTACAGCAGGAGGAGCAGGTACTAATGGCGGTGGCGGTGGCGGCGGCGGGCAAGTGCTGCAAGTAAGAAGTGTGAGCCAGCCTGCAAGCCGCGCTAACGGTTCATCGCTGTGCACTGTGCTTGCTACTGGGCATGGGTTACTGTCAGGTGAGACCGCAAATATAACTTTTGCGTTTAGTACAGGCTCTTACAGCACTGGCTCTTTTTCTAACTCTACTGTTACACGCAATAATGGCTCTACTACGCTAGCTGTTACGACATCAAGTGCGCATAATCTAATTAATGGCGACACTATTAGCATTGCTTCGCCTACGTTTAAATCGGGTAGTTACGCTACTGTTAACCTTAATACGGTTTCTATCACTAGAGATAACGGCTTAACTACATGTAGTATTGTTACAACCGCAGCGCATAATTTAACTAACGGAGACACTATTAATTTAGTGCCTTCATTTAGAACCGGTACATACAGCCGTTCGGGTACCTTGGTTACGTGTAACGTCACAAACCATGGCCTTACAAACGGGCAGACATACTACATAGACTTTACGTCCGGCGCAGCGCTTGATGGAAGTTATGTAGTAACTGTAGTAACCAGCAATCAGTTCCGTGTCACTACTGCTGCTTCAGGTACTACAAGTGGCAACTTAACGATTGGCGGTAGCACCCAGCTTACTGCACAAAACTACACGGTCACGGTAACTAACCCTACTACGTTTACTATTACTACGGCGCAGAGCACCGGCTTTTTCTCTAGCGTTACAAGCACAGTACGTACTCCAATTGCTACTTGTTCGGTTACAAGCCATGGACTTACTAACGGGCAGACGTACTACTTAGATTTTACAACCGGCGGTGCCCCGGATGGCAGCTATGTGGTAACTGTAGTTAACTCTAACTCGTTTACTGTCAACTTAGTTACTACACCAAATATTTCCGGCAACGTAACGCTTGGGGGTAGTTCTCAGCTAACTACGGGTAGCTACACCGTTACAGTAACCGGGGCAACCACCTTCACTGTTACTACCGTGCAGAACACCGGGCTTATTGCTACCGCAACAATTAATACTGCTATAGCCACCTGTTTTGCAAGCCCTGCTGGACTAGCAAACGGGCAAACGATTTACATTGACTTTACATCGGGTGTAGCGGTTGATGGTAGCTACGTTGTTTCGGGGGTTACGGTAAGTTCGTTCCGTATAAATCTAGGTACTTTGACTGGTACGAGTGGTAATTTTGCGATTGGCGGTAGCTCGCAGTTGGTAAACGGCGACTACGTCGTGAATGTTGTAAACGCCAACGAGTTCAACATCACTACAGCGCAAACTACAGGGGTTTTGGGAGCCAGCGCTACTTCTGTGCTTGTTACTTCTACGGTGGTAGGCGGTGCTGGTGGCGCAGGTGCTAACTACAACTCCGTTAACTATAGTGCTTTCAACAATATCTCATCTTCTGGGGCTACCGGTGTGGGTGGCGCAGGTGGTGGCGGTGGTGGTGCTACTCTTTCTTCCGGAGGTACAGTTAACTACGGAAAAGGTGGAGTTGGTGGTGCGGGCGGTATAGGCGCAGGCGGCGGTGGTGGTGGATCGTATGGTTTGTCTAACCCAAGTTCGGACGCTGGCGATGGCGGTAGCGGCGGGGCAGGGCTTGTAATTATTACTTATGCAGCACCACGTTCGGTATCCCGAACTGATTTTATTGTGTAAGGGGGCATTATGTTAGGACTAGACGCGTTGCTAGGTATTGGCGGCAAATTAATTGACAAACTCATTCCTGATCCGGAAGCCAAGGCTAAGGCGCAGTTAGAGCTTGCAAAGATGGCGCAAGATGGCGAGCTTGCCAAGATGGCGAACGAAACCGACCTGTACAAAACAGAGCAGAACAACCTGACCGAGCGCCTTAAAGCTGACATGGGCAGTGACAGCTGGCTGTCGAAGAACATTCGGCCTATGACGCTGGTTTACATATTGACTGCGTATACCGCGTTCGCCTTAATGAGTGCATGGGACATCGAGGTAAACAACAACTATGTCGAATTGTTAGGTCAGTGGGGCATGCTAATCATGTCCTTTTACTTCGGTGGTCGCACGCTAGAAAAAATTATGGACATGAAGGCTAAAAAATGAAAGAGAACTTTGACGAAGCACTAAAAGCAGTGCTCAAACATGAAGGCGGCTTTGTTAACCATCCGAAAGACCCGGGCGGCATGACCAACCTAGGCGTAACCAAACGGGTGTGGGAAGAGTGGGTAGGTAAAAAAGTTGATGAAAAAACAATGAGAAGCCTTACCCCTGAGTTGGTTGCACCTATGTACCGAAAGAAGTACTGGGATGCAGTTAAGGGGGACGAGCTGCCTGAAGGTTTGGATTACCTGATGTTTGATTTTGCCGTGAATAGCGGCCCGGTGCGGGCTATTCGCACCATGCAACGTGCTATGGGGCTAACCACTGACGGAATTATTGGCCCTAAGACGTTAGGTGTACTAAAAGATTCCAACCGCGAAGAATTAGTGGCAAGATTCAGTGACGAGAAAGAGGCGTTTTACCGCGCCCTGCCTACGTTTTCTACGTTTGGTAAGGGGTGGCTGCGTAGGGTGGCAGAAACAAAAACGCACGCCAACAATATGCTTGCCTAAAAGTTAAGGTGCTGTTATGCCGCTACGAAAGCTTCAGTTCAAACCCGGAGTGAACAAAGAGAACACTCGTTACACAACCGAAGGTGGATGGTATGAGTGCGACAAAATTCGCTTCCGTCAGGGTACGCCGGAGAAGATAGGCGGCTGGCAACAAATATCTAACGAACGCTTCGAAGGGGTGTGCCGTAACCTAATCAACTGGGTAACTTTGATTGGTTACAACCTGATGGGGGTAGGCACTAATCTTAAGTATTACGTTGAGCTAGGTGGCGCTTACACTGATATCACCCCCTTGCGGGATGTGAACATACTTACCAACCCTTTCACTGTCACTACAGGTTCTAACGTAATGACCGTGAATGACCCCGGCAGCGGGGTAAACGTAGGTGACTTTGTAAGTTTTGCTGGTGCTGTAGGGCTGGGCGGTAACATAACTACGTTTGTCCTAAACCAGAACTTTCAGGTTACAAGCGTTAATCTTCTGGCGGGCACCTACACAGTAGAGTTTCCGGCACCTTTAGTAGCGAACGCGTTCAATAGCAGCCCCGGCGGCGGCACAGTTACTGCGTCGTATGAAATCCATACCGGTGAAGAGTATGCAGTGCCTTTGCTGGGTTGGGGTATCGGCCCGTGGGGGACTGGTGGCTGGGGTATTGGGCAACCTTCGGAAGCTCCTATCCGGCTGTGGAGTGGTAGCAACTACGGTGAGGATTTAATCTTTGGCTACCGTGGTGGCCCTATCTTCTACTGGGATGCGTCTAATGGGTTTGGGCAACGGGCTTACGATATGTCTACAGAGCTTCTAGGCTCTAGCATACCTACCGCGCAAAACATAATTCTGGTGTCTGACGTATCGCTGTTTGTATTGTGCTTCGGTGTTAACCCTATCGGTTCTGCTGACATCGACCCTATGTTTATCCGTTGGTCAGATGCAGATAACAGACTAGAGTGGTTTCCGGACGTTACTAACCAAGCGGGTGGAGTACGTCTGTCGATAGGCTCTGAAATTATTGCTGCTAAGCAGTCCCGGCAAGAGATTGTTGTGTGGACAGATTCTGCTGTGTACTCGTTGCAGTATCAAGGCCCACCCTACGTATGGGTGCCTATTCTGCTTGCGGACAACACCTCTATCGTTGGGCCTAACGCTGTAGCCTTTGCGAACAACACGCTGTACTGGATGGGCGTGGATAAGTTCTACAAGTACGATGGTCGGGTTAGCACCTTGCGCTGCGACCTGCGGCAGTTCATTTTCAACGACATCAATCTAGTGCAGGGCTATCAAATCTTTGCAGCTACCAACGAAGCCTTTAACGAGGTATGGTGGTTCTACTGCCGTGCGGGAGAGCTTACTCCTACGGTGTACGTTATCTACAACTACATCGAAGACATCTGGTACTACGGCTACATGACGCGCACAGCATGGAGTGACAGCGGGCTTCGTGAGTATCCAGTTGCTGCGGTGGACAACCGCCTTGTCAACCACGAATACGGTGTAGATGATGCTACGACTCCCACCCCGGTGCCCATCAACGCTTATATATCGTCGGCGGAGACGGACATCGATGACGGGCATAACTTTGGCTTTATCTATCGGGTGCTGCCTGACGTTACCTTCCGTGGGTCTACCTCGCAAAACCCTCAGGCAACCTTGACTTTGATCCCTATGCAAAACGCCGGTTCAGGCTTTAACAACCCGCAGTCTGTGGCTGGGTCTAGCTCGGCGGGGGTTGTAAGGACTGCTACCATACCTATAGAACAATTCACAGGGCAGGTTTATACTCGTGTACGTGGGCGGCAGATCATCCTGAAGTTTGAATCAAATGCGCTGGGTACAACGTGGCAACTAGGCTCCCCCCGTATCGATATCCGTCCGGACGGTAGGAGGTAAGCATGGGGTTATTCACAGGACGCCCCCCGCCTAAGCTGCCTAGCCCTATGCAGGAATACAGTAGGGGGTACTTTGACGAGCTTGTACGGGTGCTGTTTTTGTACTTCCAGCGTATTGACGCAGTGCAGCAAATTAACATAGCTAGATTAAATATTAACGTAGACACCCTACCGACACAGGCTGACTTGGCCGACCTTCGCGTAGGGGATGTATACCGCGACACTACAGCGGGGAATGTACTGAAAGTGAAGGTTTGATATGAGCCTACCGCAGATAGCCCAACACCTAGCAGGTTACGGACGTAACGGCGACTCCACCCTTGTGCACATGACTCCTAACGAAGTTAAGGGTCTGCACGCCATAGCTGATGCTACAGGGCGGAAAATTACTACTAACCCCGATACCGGCCTACCTGAGGCGTTTGACCTAGAAGGCTTCTTACCTACATTGCTAGGCGCAGCTTTAGCCCCTTTCACGGGGGGTATGAGCGCCGCGCTGCTGGTGGGTGGCGGCTACGGTCTGGCTACGGGTAGCCTTGAGCAAGGCTTGTTGGCGGGTCTAGGTGCCTTTGGTGGTCACGGTATTGGTACAGGTTTAATGGGCGCAGGTGGCGCAGCGGCAGCAAACCCAGCAGCAGCAAACGCAGCAACAAACGCAGCAACAAACGCAGCGGCAACAACTACAGCCCCAGCGGCGGTTACAACTACGGCCCCAACACTGCGCAAGCACCCGGTTCGCTTGCTAATTTGCCAGCGGGTAGCACTGATGCGTTGAAGCAAGACATAATCAGTAAGTCGATGACCCCCCAGCCACTTGGTGGTGGGCCAAACGCCGGGTTTGAAAAATTTAACACGCTTAATAAAAACTACATGCCTTCCCCGGGGGATATTACTAGCAGCAATTTTGCGCCTCCTAAAAGTCTTGGGGGTTACGCGGAAAGCGCAGGGACTGCTGCCGATCAAGCCGCCGCTGCCGCTGCTGACAAAACCGCGCTTGCTGCCGACAAGGCGATTTCCCGCCCTGTTACCGACACATTTAACAAACTTACTACCAAAGGCTCAGAAGGCTACAGCAAGATGGGCAAAGGGCTTGAGGCCGTTACGGACAGTACTGATGCGGCAGCTGAGTTCCTGTCTAAGAACAAGCTCGCTTCTGTTTCTGCGGTAGCTCCAGCTGTGCTTGGTTTGGGTGAAGATGACGACGAAGAAGACAAACCGCCGCCAACCCACCCGGGCATGATCCGTCCGTACGAGTTTGAGCGTACAGACAACCCCGAGGCTTACGCATCACAGAACTACGACCCTAACTATACGGGCGAACGTCTGTATTTCACCGAAACTTTTACAGAACTTCCTGCGTACGAAGCCCCCGGCCCTGAGTATAAGAATGCTGCTAAGGGCGGCATCATGAGTTTAGCCACTGGCGGCAATACGGGCACAAGCCCGGTAAAAAAAGCTGTAGAAAAAAAGGTTGATCCACATGGCGAAGAAGTAGTCATGGCGTTCCGCAAACCTAGCGGTTACGAGTATAGCTACGACCCAGCTTCTGATTCATTCACACAGCTTGCGGGGCCGGGTACAGCCGGGTATAAAGAACCCGAAGAAGGATTTGGCCTTCGTAATCAACCACGTGTTCCGCCGACCGAAGCAAACATAAAAAGCGGCGCTTCAATGCGGGATTTTGCGGATAACGCGTTCCCTAAAATCGCTAACGCAATAGATAGTGCAGCGGGGAATCCATTAAAGTTTGACGCACAAGGTAGACCTATACAGGCAGATCAACCGGCGACCGGAGGATTAGCTTCGCTTCCAGACCCCTCATCTGCACCTGCGTCAGCACCTGCACAAAACTTTAAGCCGCTAATGCAGCCGGTAAATGTACCCGCATACCAATCGCCTGAAGCTCGGTTAGGTCTTAACCCTTTCTACGCTCACGCACGTGAGCAAATGGATGCGCGATATGCAGCGCAAGAGCAAGGGCAAGGCATGGCTATGGGGGGTATGGCCAGAGGCGGCATTTCGCATTTAGGTGGGTATTCTGATGGTGGGCGTATGCTGAAAGGCCCGGGCGATGGTATGAGTGACGACATCCCTGCCAACATTGGTGGTAAGCAACCTGCACGTTTAGCTGATGGTGAGTTCGTTGTACCTGCGGATGTGGTGTCTCACCTTGGCAACGGCTCTACAGATGCTGGTGCTAAGAAGCTGTACAAGATGATGGCGGCTGTACGCAAAGCACGTACCGGCAATTCGAAACAAGGTAAGAAAATTAAACCGGAGAAGTATCTACCTGCCCGATGAATTTAACTGTCCAGCCAGTAGACATAGCGTACTTACACTTAGTATGGCCTAAGGTAGAGCCGTTCTTAACCTCGGCCATAGAGCATTCTGCGGGGGAAGCTACATTAGAGCAGATAAAAGTGTATTTAGTAGAAGGACGTAACGACTTACTTGTGTTTATAGATGAGCACAATGAAATTCAGGGAGCGTTGATAGTACAGTTTAACAATTATCCCAACGTGCGAGAGGTATATATTGTTGCAATAGGAGGTAAGTTTATTGCTAACAAAAATGTATGGGCGCAGTTTGAAGTATGGGCTAAGAACAAAGGTGCTTCAGTCGTTAGAGGGGAAGCCTACGAATCAGTAGCACGATTATGGCGGCAAGCGTTTGGTTTTACTAGCCGTTATGTTGTGGTGGAGAAAAAATTATGAATCGAGTTTACGTTGATTTCCCGTACGAGTATGACATAGACGGGTTTAAACATGATGGTAATAAAAAAATTAAGCTTTACGGCAGAAGCCCAAAGCCTCCGCCACCTCCGCCTGCTGCTACTTCGCAAACTGTTACGCAAACTACGATTCCTGACTACGCTAAGCCGTACATGGAACGTATGCTTGGTAAGTCCGAGGCACTGATAAATGCGCCCTATCAATCATACAAAGGGCAGCGTATTGCGGGCTTTGATCCTATGCAGGAGCAAGCTTTTCAAGCTGCGGCTAACCTAGGCCCGGCTAAGCAAATTGGTGTAGGTACAGAACTAGCCGGTATGGGCGGGTTACAAGCCCTTGGTGCTGGGCAGAATTATCAGCAAATGGCTACCGACCCTCGTGCGATGTCGCAGTTCATGTCGCCATTTCAGCAGAACGTAACGGATATTGAAAAGCGTGAGGCTATGCGCCAAGCGGGTATCGCCGGTACTCAGCGTGCGTTCCGCCAAGCAGGTTCTGGCTCCATGGGCGGCTACCGTCAGGGTATCGAAAACGCTGAAGCCAACCGTAACCTGATGCAACAGATGGGTGATATTCAGGCGAAGGGTAGTCAGTCGGCGTATGAGCAAGCTATGAAGAACATGCAGTTTGGTTCTGAGCTTGGGTTGCGCGGTGCAGGTCAGGCTACGGCAGCAGGTGCTACTCTTGGTCAGCTTGGTCAAACTCAGTTTGGTCAGGAAGAAGCAGCTATGCGAGCACAAGCCGCAGCAGGTGGTCAGCGTCAAGCTTTGGAACAACAGCGCCTCACACAAGATTATCAGGACTTCCTAAACCAGCGTAACTACCAAAAGCAAAATATTGCTTTCATGGCGGACATTCTGCGTGGCGCTCCTATGCAACAGTCTACGCAGTCTACTTATCAAGCTCAGCCCGGTATGGCTGCGCAGATAGGACAAATAGGTCTAGGGGCGTACGGTGTATCGCAGCTTATGGGTTCGGGCAAAAAAGAAGGTGGCGTTATCAAAGGCTACGCAGCGGGCGGTGTAACTACCGGCGTAGACCCTGAACAGCTAGCGGGTATGGTTAAGCGCTTGAGCGGTGAGCAGCTTGCGGCTATGCAGGAGAACGCTGAAGACGCTACTACCCTTGCGATCATCGATACCGAGCAACGCCGCCGAGCCTTAATGCAACAAGGCCAAGCGCTTGCGCAAGAGGTGCCAGCAGAATCAATCAAAGATCAGATGGTCGGCGAAGACGCTGGGCTTGCAGCATTGCCTATGGATCAGTCTATGGCTGCGCAGTTTGATCCTGAAGCTAGCAAT